CTATTACAAGCAGGGATTAGACACTACAGGAATAAAAGTTAGTGATCCTGAACGGTGGAGTGATACTGAAGAAGAAAAAAAACGTGAGATAGATATAAGTCAAGTTGGAGTTACTGAAGGCGGAGAAGATCAAGATGTATCAGTTACCGATATGGCTAATTTAAGTGGAGGAATTAGTAACGCTTTAAGTAGTTCTTCGTCTCTCGCATCTATAAACGCCAGTTTTGTAGATTACAATACATCCTTGCAAAATGCAGGATTTAAAGATAGAAGCCAAAGTTTTTTAAGTAAGAATTTTGGAATATCACTTGCTGCTCCGCAAAGTGTAAAAGATGTTAAAGAAGACATAAAATCAATTACAGCAGAGAAAGTGGCTAAGAGTGTTGGTAAAAAAGCTCTTGGTATCTTAGGGTTTAATCCAATAGGAACAAGCTTAATAAGTGCATTTGCTAGTGGAACAACAGTTCAAGATCCTCTCGGCAATCCCTCATATAGACCTAGTCATGCTGTTTTAGGAACGGTCATGGATATAAATTATTCTATACAAAGTAATAATATAGCCCAAAGTATAGCAGCTATGAATGCGAATGTAGATGTCCCATACAGTCAAAGAGGTCCTGTAGGGTATTTTGGATATGATCCTACAAATGGTCAAATAATAAGTAGGGCCCCTTTAGGAAAAACGTGGACTGGAACTACAGATCTATCAATACAACAATTAAGTAATTTAGAAGCACTTAGTAAAGGTTTTACCACTAATGGTTACAATAACCAAACAGAAAGAGGGGAAGTGCTAGCTATGGGTACTGATACTATTGGGGGGCAGACAGTAGGAGGGTATTCTAACAATGGATTTCATCATGGTATAAATGGTGCGTCAAGAACTGGAACTATGGCACAAGCTGAAAAAGCTGCAAAGGGATATGGTATTACCACTAAGCAATTCACTAATATTTTATCAACAGTACGTAAAAATCTTACTTGGAATGGTAAACCTAAAAGTAGTAAATTTACTTTAGATTATTTAAGTAGAAAACAATTTAGGGAGAATGAATCATCAGGCGGATCGTACAGCATGGGTCTTGAGACTGATGTTACTGCTCAACAAAGTATTCAAGATGCTTTAACTGGTAAGACTGCTCCGGGGTTATCCCCATCGGTAGGTACTTCGACATCAGGAGGAGTAGGTTCATCAGGTGGTCTAGGAAGTGGCTATGGTTTTGGTGAGGATAGTGGCAGTGGTGGACCAGATAGTAGTGATTCAACTTCAGGAGTGGGCGATTCAACACGCTATGGAGGAAAAGTAGGAAAAGGTTTTGCAGTTGGTGGCGAAGCTGAACCTGCAGGATTTATTGGTGGACCTCCTGAAAACTACAGTGATAAAACAACCATTGCAGATGACATTCCACTCAAAGTAAAAGACGGAACATTTGTAATTAACGCTCCTGCTGTAGAATATGCAGGGTCGATAGACATACAGAAAATGTTAGCTGAAGGCTATCAAAAAGCTATGACTAGAGATATAGGGGTTGACAAAAACTTTAGAATCGGTAAAATACCAAGTAGAGAAGAGTTAGATATACAAATATCTCGTGGCGAAGTTGTTGTCCCTCCACACGTAGCAAAAGCGATAGGCTACGACAGATTAGAAAAAATAAATAATAGAGGTAAGCGTGAGGTAGAACGCAGACAGCAAAAAAGCGGTCAAGAACAACCTCAAGATAAACAAGGTTTTGCTTCAAAAGGCGGTAACTTTACCGTATTTACAATAGATAAAGTTGCTGAAGCTTACAAAGATAAATATCCATCTGCCCCTATAGCACGCCAAGAGATTAAAAAGTTAACTAGAAAAATGCCACTAGAAGATGCTTTAGCTATTCTTATATGGGGAGAAGCTAAGAATCTCGGAGATGAAGGGCTTGAAGGAGCAGCTCACGTTTTAATAAATAGAGCAAATGCAGAAAAATACCCCGGATTTGGTAAAGATATATACGACGAAATAACAAGAACGTATAAAGGCTCGAAAGGCGAAAGAATATTTGAGTTCAACGCACTTGAGCCTACAAAGTTTAGAGAGACTGTACAGAGATTTAAACAAGACCCTAAAACTTATGCGAGAGTCAGAAACATTGCTGAAGAAGTAATGGCAGGAGCTAGAAAAGATTTTACAAATAATGCTCTTTTCTTTTGGAATCCAAACACCTCAACAAGTGATTGGTATAAGGGGAAAGTTAATAGGAAAGAGTTTAAAGAAACAACTAGAACTGTTAGTCCTAAGAATAAAAAAACTTTACATGTTTATCACGTACCATCTGATTTCAAAATGGATACATTCCTAAAAGAACAGACAGTTACTCCAGAAGAATTTCAAGGCTCAAAGCCTACAGAAAATATAATGTCATCACCTAAGATGCGACCCGAACAAAAGCAAGAAGAAGATCGCAGTGACGATGGTGGAGGTTTTATAGATTATCTTAGAAGATTATTTTAAGAATCCGTCAGCTACCCAGTAATATCACTGGCCCTGACAAACCGAAGCAGCTACCCACAGCCATGTGGCACTGCAATAAATGAGGTAAAATACAATGGCAAAACAAGTAAGAGGTGCGAGAGCAAACAAACCGAATGACTCCTTTGGAGTTCTTAACAATCCAAATCTTTACAAAAACAAATACCGTGAAGAGGTGGATAGAGATGACGATGACGAAGAAGTACAAGCTCAAGACCCCACTCAAGAAGAATATGAACAAGAAGTGGCTACTCAAGAAGAAAGTACAAGTTTCGTAGAAACAAAACAGTCAGACGAACACGATTACAAAAAACGTTATGATGATCTTAAAAAACATTATGATGCTAAACTCAACGAGTTTAAAAGTGAGCGTGAACAACTGGCTAATGAAATAAAAGCGATAAAGCAGAACATGCAAAGTTTACCACAAGGAACTATTCCTCCAAAATCTGCAGAGGAACTTCAGGAATTTAAAGAAAAGTATCCTGATGTTTTTGAAGTGGTGGAAACTGTTTCAGGTTTAAAAACTGAGCAGACTGTTGCTAGTCTACGAGAAGAAATTCAAATCGTTAAAGAAAGGGAAAAAGCTCTTAAGAAAGAGAAGGCATACGAAGAACTACTTCGATTGCACCCTGATTTTGGTACGTTAAAGAGTGATGAGAAATTTATTGCTTGGCTTGACGATCAGCCTGAAGAACTAAGTAATGGTATTTATAAAAACAATACTAATGCTAAGTGGGCTGCTAAGATAGTATCTCTTTACAAAGCAGAGATGGGCATCTCTACGAAAAAACCAACCAAATCTATGAAAAGTGATCCAGCGGCTACAGTCACCAAGACTCAACCAAAAGACGTTGCAGTAACTGATCAAAAAGGAAAGATTTGGAAAGTGTCCGAAATCGCCAAACTGAAACCGTGGGAGTTTGAAAGACTTGAAAAAGAAATTGACCAAGCACGGGCAGAGGGGCGAATAACTCAATAAACTAACCTCAAATAGAGGAAGGATAGAAAAATGGCTTTTAATTCAGCTTCAGGGTATAATAATTTACCGTCAGGTAATTTTTCACCCGAAATATTTAGCCAAAAAGTTCTCAAGTTCTTCCGTAGAGCTTCGGTTGCAGAAGATATTACGAATACCGACTATACTGGCGAAATTGAAAACTTTGGTGATACTGTTAACATAATGAAAGAACCAACACTGACTGTGTCCGCATATTCAAGAGGTTCTGTAGTTAACCCACAAGACTTGGCAGACGATCAAATTACATTGACTGTCGACCAAGCCAATGCTTTCGCATTCAAAATAGACGACATCGAAGAGAGACACTCTCACATTAACTTTGAAGCACTAGCAACTTCTTCAGGTGCTTATGCTCTAAAGAGAAAGTTCGATGCAAACGTTCTTCAAGCCTTAACTAACGGTGCTGGAATTGCAGCATCTGCAGTATCAGGTACAACTTTAACAACTACTGCTGCTGCAAGTATATTAGGAACAACTGCTGCTCCTATCAACATTGAGACAGACGATGCAGGTATCAACATGATGCTCGCAATGGCTAGACTTCTCGATGATGAGTCTGTACCTGAAGAGAACAGATGGTTTGTAGCACCTCCAATTTTCTATGAGAAAGTTTTCCAAGCAGGAAACAAGATTGCTGAAGTTCAGGTATCTGGCGACGGTGTATCTCCTCTAAGAAATGGTCTTGCAACAGTAGGAACTCTTGCGGGTTTTAGATGTTACAAGTCTACAGCTTTAAATAGCACAGGCGGAATTGATCAGGTAACATTAACAGATGCTGCTGGTACATTAGCTACTGACGCAACTGAGAATGTTGTTTTAGCTGGTCACATTTCATCATGTGCAACAGCGTCCCACATCGCAAAGACTGAAGTGGTACGTTCAACTGAATCATTCTCCGACGTTATCAGAGGATTGCATGTTTTTGGAAGAAAAGTTCTAAGACAAGAAGCAATCGTTCGTGGCGTTGTAGATTTTGCTTAAGGGAGACTAGATAATGGCTACTTATACTATTACGAATGCCGTTGCAGGTGTTCCACTCGGCATTAAACCTCAAATCGTGGAAGTTGTTCTTGACTTCTCATCAACAAGTCTGACTACATCCGACTCAGTAGAAGTTTTTGAACTTCCTGCTAACAGTTTGGTTCTTATGGCAGGTCTTGAGGT